CGACAGAATCTACCATTGTTCGCGCCTATCGAGCATGAATACAATGGACAATTGTGTGAGACCACATTCGAAATATTGATGGATATGGGATTGCTTGGGTCACACCAGGATATTCCACAATCGTTGAGGGAGAAGGAAGTCATATTCCATTTCCAATCACCTCTGAGCCAGTCTGAAGAAGAAAAGAAAGCAACAACATTCAGTCAAGTATCACAACTGTTAGCTGAAGCTGCACAATTCGATGAAAGTATAGCGATGAATGTGGACTTTGACACAGCTGTGCGTGATGCGATTGATGGTGTTGGAGCCCCAACTGCATGGTTGAGACAGGTTGAAGATGTACAATTACGCAAGCAACAGATGGAACAACAGCAACAGATGACGGCAGCTGCTGAAATGGAAGCTCAAGCGTAATGGTAGATAAAACTGATGTATTCCATGTACCTGTTCTGACTGATGAGCAGATCTACGCTGTCCAGGCAGTGTGGTCAGGTAAAGGAAATGAAGGTCAACAACGTATGGCATTGGAGGTAGTGATCGATAATCTGTCAATGGCTGACTTCATGTCGTACAAAGAAGGATCATTTGATGGGTCTGCATTTCTAGCAGGTCGATCATTTGTAGGAAAGCAAGTACGTAGAGTAATTAAAACCAAAGTAGGAGATAAACCCCAGTGAAAACATTTAATCAAATCCATCGTGATGAAGAACTAGGTGGTGATCCACCTCCTGGTGACGGTGCAACACCTCCAGCTGATCCACCTAGTGATCCAACACCATCGTGGTTTGATTCAACACCAGATGATTGGCGCATACAGATTGCCGGTGAAGATGAAGGTAGGTTGAAGAAGCTGGATCGATACACTGATCTAAGTAAATTCATCGATTCATCATTCCAGGCGCATGATAAATTGCGAGCAGGTGAGATAGGTTCAGGATTACCTGAGAATCCCACCGATGAGCAGGTCACAGCGTATCGTGAAGCCAATGGCATCCCTGTTGATGGTACGTACAATCTGTCTCTTGAAGAAGGAATGGAATTGAGCGATGGTGATAAATCCATCATGGAATCGGTATTTCCAGTAGCTCTCAAGGGTAATGTGTCCAGCGATGTGTTGTCAGCGATGACCAGCGCATTCATGGAAGGTCGTAAGGGTGAGGTTGATAACATCCTGGCTCAAGATGGCATCGACAAACAAACATCAGACACAATGCTCCGGGATAACTGGGGTGGCGACTACGATGTGAACACTCAGATGGTGAATAATCTCATCACTCGTGAGTTGCCAGCTGACATGGTCGAATCATTCATGACAGCTCGAGATGGTGGCACCGGTAAAGGATTGTTCAATAATCCAGCAGTGATGCAAATGTTCGCCAACATCGAAAGGCAATTGAATCCAATGAGCGTGATTCCTGGTGGTGGTGAGAATGCAGCTGCTACAGCCAACGACATCATTGCTCAAGCCAACGAGATGCAACGTAAAGGTGAGAAATACCCACCAGGGTTTGAAGCCAAGTACGATGCAGCATTAGAACATCAACAACAAAATGGGAGTAAATGATGGAAACGTATAAAAATATTGAAGAAGTACAAGCAGTCCAGGTCGAGAGTGTGGAAAGCAATCTCATCAATGGTGACATCGACATGGGTAACACATTCATGTCACAGAACAATGTCAATGTTGGTGACTGGTTAGCATTGAACGCATTAGGTCGATATATCATTATGACTGACAATGCGTTCAATGCTTCATATGCTCAAGGTGGTGGATCTGTTGTCAGTGCTGGTGCTCTGCGATATGTTCAATCCATGCCTATCGGAGATTTCCGAAAAGTGGTAGCGGATGGTGTCGATGATTCTGTTGAATTCGATGTGTCCGATTTGAGTGAGTTGTTCGCCAAAACTGAGTAATTGTTGTCTTAAAGCTACTCGGGAAAACTAAAAGCCCTCCAATGTGAGGGCTTTTTTATTGACATTAAATAATCTAATGTGTTACCTTTAGTATCACTTTACTGACGTTAGACCCTTGACATCAGATAGTTGACCTCCTACACCAAGGATTCCTCAACACATCTGTTCATCGAGCCTCCTCAAGCGTAAGGAATGAAACAATTCTTTATTAATGAAATCGGAGAAATACGATGAGCGAAAATGCCGTACAAACAAAATATCGCCAAGAGGTGATAATGGGTTTCGAGGGCAGTCAGTCGTTAGCGCGACGAACTGTTACAATCGAAACAGAAATCAATGGTAACCAAGCTGTGTTCCTTGTTGCAGATTCTGGTGGTGCTGAAGCAGTCACCCGTGGAATCAATGGCGACATTCCAACACGTCCTGATAGCCTGTTCCAATTCACAGCCACTCTACAAGAATGGCATGATGTCCCTGAACGAACTCGATTCAACATCTACACCTCACAAGGTGATGGTCGCCGAATCATGCAACAGACTTCATTGAAAGTCATGAATCGTAAGATTGATGCCGACATTCATGGAGAACTTGGAGAAGGTACAGTGACTTGGGGTTCTGCTGCTGTAGCTACTATGGCGTTGATCACCAAAGCCAAGACCAAACTGGGTAATGCTTTTGCATTAGATGAGGAGCCTTTCGCTCTGATCACTCCAGCGTTCCATGGTAAGTTGATGACTTTTGATCAATTCACCTCTGCGGATTACATTAACCTGAAACCATTTGAAGGCACCTCGAAGAGTATGGCATTCAACTGGTTCGGCGTGAACTGGATCGTTGATGCGAAACTTCCTGGTACTGGTACAGATGGCGCACTGTGTTACATGTACGCTAAATCTGCTATCGGTCACGCATGTGACATTGAAAATGTCAACTGTACTATTGGGTATGATGACAAAAACGACAAGTCATGGGCGCGGTGTACTGCGTTCATGGGTTCCAAGAAACTACAAAATGCTGGCATAATTAAAATGCCACATCTTGAAGCTGCATTATCAACTTAATCTAAGAGGATTTAAAAAATGGCTTATTCAACAAGTAATCCTCCACGACTGATCGCTCAGTCTGTAGGTACGGACGGTGGCGCACTGTGGATGTATGTTTCTGGTGATGCAGCAGCTACTGTCAAAGGTGCTGGTTACATCACGAATGGTGGCGATCTTGGTATGCAAGTCAACGATGTGGTTATCATCAGTGACTCGGCTACACCATTGTCATCCACAGGAATCGTTGATGCAGTAGTATCCGGCGCAGCTGCTGAACTAACGTAATAGTTAGTTGTAAAAACTGGGGGCAACCAGATTGTGTAATTGCAATCTGGTTGTTTTTTGGGCAGAATATGTTCCTCGTCTGTCCCTTTTTATTTGGAGATCCCAGTAATGCCTAAAAAAGATAATAAAGTAGTAATCGATACAACCCTCGCACCTATTCAGGTTAAGGATTGCAAGCAGTCCATTCATGCTTGTGTTACACACATGATCGTCGTTCCTCGACGCATGACCATTGAAGAATTAGAATCACCTGACATATACGCAAACCTCTCTAATAAGTTTAATATGGGTAGTATGCGTGATCGTCTGGAAATCGAAAGCAGTGATGGCACCATGTTGGCTTTAGGTTTAGTCATGTCCAGAATGGGTCAAGCGGTTAAAATCAAAATTTACACGATCCACGATCTTGGAGAGATTGTCGCAAATGAAATCACTTTCCAAGGTTATATAATCCGGTTGAACCCTGTGAATTCAGAGTGGGCTATCCTTGATGAAAAAGATGGATCATTAGTCAAGGGTGAATTCATGGAACAATCACACGCTGTCACATGGCTCCAGGATTTTTTCAAATCAACTAAGTAAGGTATCACCATGGCTGTCACAAAATTATCCTTGTACAACAATGCTTTGATTCTTTTGGGGCAGCGCATATTAGCTTCTGATACCGAAGATCGACCCAACCGACACAAACTCGACGCACTGTATAACAACGGTGCTGTTGACTATTGTCTTGAGATGGTCAAACCTCGATTTGCTGTGAAGCTGGTGTCACTCACTGGTGTCACTCCAACCCTAATTACAGGGTACACAAAGGAAGCATCACTACCCTCGTCATTCCAGGCCTTGGTTGGTGTGTTCGCTGATGCATCCTTAGATCAGGAAATAACCCGGTTCACACATGAGGACGATAAAATCCTCAGCGATGTGAGTACAATTTTTGTCAGGTATGTTCGCGACTTCGCGACTGTTGGATTGACCAACATGTCCCACAGTTTTGGTAATCTGGTATCTGCTTATCTCGCACGAGAGCTGGCTGTAACCGTTGACCCGGACACATATGAAACACTGGTCGCAGAAACTGACAAACGGTTAGAGATATCTATTGCGACAGATTCTGAAACTGAGGCTGATAACAAAGGTCTGAAAGCTGATGATCTGACCCTACCTTGGTACAACATTTACAACGACGCCCTACAATTATTGGGTTTGCCTCGACTTGCAAGCATCACTGAAGATTCATTGCGTAAAAACCAATTGGATCTGGCTCGTAGTTCTGAGATGATCGAAGCATGTCTTGAAGATACAGCCTGGGGATTTGCCAGTGAGTCTGCGAAGATGTTCTATGATCCAAGCATTGAACCTGAGTTTGGACCTAAATATGCATTTACCAAACCTGCTGACCTGCATCGATTAGATGGAATATGGTCAGATGATTCACATCATTCACCCATTCGTGAATATTCAGATGAGGGTGGGAAATTCTTCACGGATTATCAAACCATCTATATTGAATATGTGTCTAAGGATTATATTACCGATCCCACTTTATGGCCTAGTTATTTCAAACGGTTCGTTGCAGGTCAATTGGCGATTGATGCGGGACCATCCATTGGTGGATCAAACATGGATAATGCACAGGCAAGGTACGATACTCGCCGAGCTGAAGCAATGAGCACTGATGCCATCCAAACACCACCACGTCGATTTGCTGAAGGGTCATGGGCATCCTCAAGGAATAGCAATTCACGAATCAGCAACCGTAATAGACCATGAGTAATACCATTGATCGTGGAGTAATAAATAAATTCAATCGAGGTGAGGTATCTCGAGAGGCATTCACTCGCGAAGATGTGAACAGGGTTGAGAATTCATGCGAGTCAATGGTTGATTTTTTACCGCAACGATTGGGCTCCATGATATTCAGACCCGGCGCGGAGTTACTACCTGTAAGCATAGATGAGAATTCTATGTTGGTTGAATTCGTGACCAGTTTAGATGA